CAATTAAACTATACAATAGTCCGATTGATTTTCAAGAAGGACTGGCAGGTAGTTTTGTTAAATTCGGTAATCCACAGGCGACTGAATACGAAAGCACAAATGATACGGCATTTCAACAAATGAATTTTGTTGGTAATCAATTCATAAATATTAAGGCCAAGACGATGGGTAATTCTGATATAAATACTTTTATCGGTTTTTTTGATGATCCTGATTTTACACAACCATCATTTGACCCTCAACCTGATAATGACCAAAACCAACAAGTATTGGTAAATGGTAATAGAAATTTTTATGTCAAAGTAGAATCGGGTATGTAATGAAGAATAAAAGAATTATATATTGGGGTGGTAATCACCAAACAATAGTCCCACGAATGGGTGCATGTGGAGATGGTGTCGAACCATCAGGTGGAAGTGGTGGAGCTGGTGATGGTCAAAAGAAAACCGAAAAACCAAAAGACGGAGGAAAGTTTGGTTTAGTAATTGATGCCTTAGCCCAATTAGGTTTTGAATTACAAGATGCGGCAATCGGTACACTAGCAACCGCACTCATAGGTGACCCAGCATTTGGAGTAACCTTTCAAAAAAATAGACCAAGTACAGGTGAAAAGATATCAGATTTAGAAGGACAACTCGGTGATTTAAATGCAGAACTAAGTAGTCCACCACCAAGAAGTGCAGCGAGGTCAAGTTTATCCGAAGGTGATTTACAAGATGCCATAAATGGTATTGAAATAGACCTAGCTAGGTTACAAGAAAACCCACCTGATAGTGGTTTAGATCCTGTAGCACCTCTTCAACTTGATAGTGTTGATGATTTACCACAACCTGCAGATTTTGTAGGACAGCAGGCTATAATAAATGGTGAGTTGTATGTGTGGAAAGACCCACCAGGTACTTGGATTAATTTTGGTAATCAAGAAACAAAATTTTTACCAACAGACCAAGACCGAGAAGTTCCTATTTATGAAAATTATGTTGCTACTATAACTGATGTTCACAATCAAGATTCAATTAGTACGGATAAAACTTGGAGTGTAGGTGCAACCGAGGTTGAACATATAGGACCTACTCAAGTTAATTTACAAACAAAATTTGATACTTGGTATGTTGATACTCCTGTAAGACAAGATTTATATACATACATGAAACATGGGGAGAATGGTAGTTCTTTAATTATAAATCAGATAGAGGACAGAGAAAAATTTAATAATTTTCCCTACGCCATTAATTACAAATTATACGAACCTTTACCTGATAATATATCAAAAGATGATTTAGTTTATATTTGTAAACAGATGTCATCTCCTGTATTGGAAACTGTGGAGTTAGTAGATTTTACAGATGAAGAAATAGAAGATGTTGTTTTAAGAAACCCTAAATGGGATGCTGGTTTACATTCTGATGGAGCATTAAATCAAAATGAATCAAATTACAAAACCTACAATGAAATTGTAACATCAAATAAAACTATCCAAGAAATTATTGAAGATAAAGTTATTAGTGGTAGTTTCAATGAAAGTATTGAATTGGATGGTATAGATTATTCCCAATTTGAAAATTTTGCAAAGTTTAGTTCTGTTGAAGATAGATTAGTTAACTTTAAATATAAGTTGGATAAGATAGAACTTTTTACAAGTCAAAGTGATTCTTTGAGTGGTGTATTGGGTCAAGAAACTGCAACTTTTACTCAATCATTACAAGATAATGTCCGTGAGATTAAAAATAATTTTACTACCTTTGAAAAATATATGTATTTCGAATCTTCGAGTTATTCGAGTGGTTCACTTGGTGAATTTCATGATAACACATGGCCTAAGAAAAGTGGAGAGGGTACATCACTTAGTCCATATGTTTTATATTCGGTTTCCGAATCTGTTGCTGTAGATTGGTATAGTGGTCAGATTATAAGTAGTTCTAATTATGATAGAGAAAATCGTGATAGACTATTGGAAAATATACCAAACCACATAAAAGATGATGAAAGAAATGATGCCTTTACAACATTTATTAATATGACTGGTGAACATTTCGATGGTATATGGTCATATATAAACCAAATTCCCGCTGTACATGATAGAAGGGATGGATTAGATGTTGGATTATCAAGAGACTTAATTTTTCAAGTGGGAAGGTCTTTTGGATTTTATCTAAACGATGGTCAAGACCTTGTGAGTTTACCAAACTATTTAATTGGTGCCGATGTTACTGGTTCGAGTTCAGAATATTCTGTTCAGTCAGTAACTCCTCAGAAAGATATATCGAGAGAAATTTGGAAAAGAATTTTAAACAACATGCCTTTCTTCTTAAAAACTCGTGGTACTATTAGGTCAATCAAAGGTTTAATAAATTGTTACGGAATACCAAGTAGTATATTGAGAGTGAGAGAGTATGGAGGACCCAATCCAAATAGGAATAAACCATCCTTTCAAATTACGAGAAAATTTACAAAGGCCGCAGAGTTTAAGGCTGGTCAATACATAGAAACTACTTGGGCTAATGATACTAATAGTGGTAGAAAACCTGATACCATTGAGATGAGATTTAGGGCAGCTAGTGGAAGTAATCAAACATTATGGCAAGCTGGTACAGACATAGCATTACGATTGGTTGATAATGGTTCTGTGGATGATTATGGAACAGTACAATTTTTCTTAGAGGGTGGAGCAAATCCTGATTTGACGGTTTCTTCAGATTCATTACCAATATATGATGGTGAATTTTATAATGTAATGTTAACAAGAATGAGTGCAAGTGTACAAAATAGTGGATTTCATCATAGTGGTAGTTCGACTGGACAATTAACAGCCGATACCACATCACAAAATATATTATACTCATTATATGTTGGTCGTTACGATTCAGGACTATCAAGAATTATTTATAAGTCATTTTCAAGTGGTAGTACATCTACTTCAAGTAACAATTCAGCATTTGTTGGTAATGAAACTGCCTATATAGGTGGTAAACCAAGTAATGATTTTGGTAATCAACTTAGTGGTAGTATCATGGAATTTCGTTATTGGAATACTGCACTTAATAGTGGTTCGTTTGATAATCATGTTCAGGCACCAAAGGCATTTGATGGAAACCATCCATCCGCATCATATACCGATTTGGTATTAAGATATAGTTTCGATGATGATAAAAATTTAGATTCATCAACAAGTATTCGTGATACAAGTGCAGACCAATCTTATACAGCAGAGGGAACTGCTAATGGATATTCAAGTGGTAATCGTCCACATTTTAGAAAGTTAGTAGACCAACAAAAAGCAAAAGTTCCGAACTTGGGTCCTAATGTTCGTGTAGAAAATAAAGTAAGAATAGAAGATAGTAAGTTACTTGGTAATTTAGCCGTAGATGAAAGGTCTGAACTAAGTGCGTATGATTTAGCACCATTGGATAGTAATAAACTTGGAGTTTACTTTAGTCCTACCGATTCAATCAATGAAGATATTATACTGAGTGTTGCAGATTTAGATTATGACCAATATATAGGAGACCCAAGAGATAAATACGAGAGAAGATACAGAAGACTTGATGACATAGCAACGACTTATTGGCAAAAATATAACGCCCCAAATAATTTTTGGGATTATATGAGATTGATAAGATTTTACGATACAAGTGTATTTGAACAAATAAGAAAGATGATTCCTGCAAAAGCAAGGGCTAATGTTGGATTGTTAATAGAGCCAAATTTATTGGAGAGAAGAAAGGAAGTAGTTGGTGCACCGCCTGATTTTGATGTGGTGAATGTAAGGGGTAATTTAGATGCGGGATTCGGTAGAGTTGTTAGTGGTTCAACATTACCCTTGACACAATCCATTGATGTAATGGCTCAGTTTTCACAGAGTGGTCAGTATCTAACTTACACTGGTTCCCTTTCTACAGCACCATCCGCATCAGGTGGTCAGTATTTGACTTTTACCTCTTCAATATCAACAGACATATTTAGGTCACCAGCCACTTATATACTTTCATCTTCATTAGCTGGATGGGGTGGTGGAAAAGAAACATATGGTGATTTTATCCTTACTATTGGAGGACCTGAATATATATTTAGAGAAGTATTACAACCAAACATAAGTGGTTCGAGAACTTCAGAGCACAATTATGAAAGAAGATATTTTTATACAACTCAGGCAAGTGCTTCATTAGATAATTTTTATTCATCTTCATTTGTAAGAAGTGATAAACAAAGTTTATATCAAGACAATCAAATGTTTAGATTAGTGTATCAAGGTTCAAAACAGACTAAGAGAACAACCCTTGACAAGTTAGATCCTGTAACGGTAGTACTAACTTCACCAACTACATTGGTAACAAAAGAAACTGGTGAATCTAAACTTGATGTATTATAATGAAAAATTTAGTTTGATTATATTTATAGATAAGAAGTTTTAATCTTATTATAACATAAATCCAAACTACTCAGTCCTAAAGGAGATACAATTATGGGATTTTTAAATAATACCACAATCACGGTTGATGCGATACTTACGAAAAGAGGTCGTGAGTTATTAGCCCGTGGTAATAATGAATTTCAAGTTACGAAATTCGCATTAGCAGACGATGAGGTCGACTATCGTTTGTGGGATACCTCACATCCCAATGGAACAAATTTTTATGGAGCAGTAATCGAGAACATGCCCCTATTGGAACCTGTACCTGATGAAACACAAGCATTAAAGTACAAGTTAATTTCACTCCCAAAGGAAACATCTCGTTTACCAATCTTAGATATCGCTGTTCCATCACTAACATTTCAGCAAGGTGGTGGTAATGGTGATTTATTGAGTCCTGGTACTTTAAATTCAACAGATGCAGATTTAGGATATACATTTTTAGTACATGACACAGCAGTCGCGAGACTACAGATTGGACAAGCAGCACCCGGACAGACAGCACCATTAGTACCTGTCAATTTGAGTAGTGAAGAAATAACAAACTCACAAAGTGTAGTTGGTTTAACTGCAAGAGTAATACCACAAACATTTACCACACCAAATAGGAAGAAAACACAAATTACTGTGGTGGGTAATCAGACTGGAGCGACACAGACAATAACAGTTACTGTTAATAAGACAGTACTTGGAAGTCCAGCTTCACCAGTCTCATCTTAATAGTTAGGAGTTAGAAAATGGCATTAGCAGGAGCATATAAATTATTTGACCAAGAAAATGATGTGGTTAAAAATATCAAGGCCACGATATCAAGTGGTATATGGAGTGGTGGAACTGGTACACTAACTACATTCTTTTCACAATCAGCAAACAGCTCTTCAGCTGGTAAGTATTATTATGATGTGTATAAGACAGACCCATCATCAGATACAGAAGCTGAAGTCCAATTTAGTCTTGGATATGGACACTTAGAAGGTAGTGGTTCATTAGGTACAATTGGGGGAGCAACTGGTAATAGAGCTTCTGCAGCTATTCACGCACAACTTGTAAACTTATTATTACCACCAAATAGAGATAGATTCACATACGCTGGTTCGGTAACCTCAAAACACTTTTTTGTTCTATCATTAAAAAGAGCTCGTATGAGAGAAAAGATGGATCCAGGTAATTGGGAACTCCGTATTAGTGGTAGTAACAAAAATGTTGGTGAAAATATTAGACTGATAGACGATAGTAATTCTACAACAGATCCAGAAGCAGGAATAGGTGGTAGAGTATTTAATGTGGTTACTGGTTCCATTACAAGTGGTACTACATCTATAAACACAGCAGCAACATCTAATCCTGGTGGTGGTTATGGTTTGTTCTATCCTGATTTAGGTATTATTTTATTAAACGCTGATATTGTAGACGCGTCAGCATCTATAAGTGTTAATACAACTTCAAATACTGATGGTGGTAATGTTCCAGCATTCTTTAGTAGTGTTAAAGGTGGAGCATACTTTCAAGCTCGTAGAGAAGAAAAACTCTCATCTACACATTACTTCGTAAGGGCTGGAAATAAAGAATTTAATTTTTCTAACAATCCAACTTTCTTCACAGCATCTACTGGTGACTTCACACAACCTACTTTCTTTAAAGACCCAAAAGTCTACATAACAACAGTAGGTCTGTTTAACAATAGTAATGAACTATTAGCAGTAGCCAAGTTAAGTCAACCTGTATTGAAATCTTATTCTCGTGAGGCATTAATCAAAGTCAAACTTGACTTCTAAAACATAGGGGAGTGGAATGATTTTAAGAGATGTCCACCCACAAGATGTTTCTATAGAGCCCTTCAAAACCCACAAGCGATTCACTTTCACCAATACTGATAGTGGAAGTGGAGTGTTCGCTCTTAAGGCAAGTAGTGGGAGTTTTAGGGGGTTCGATTCAGGTTCCGCCCTATCCCAAAGTATTGGTTCATTTAATCAAATGTCTCGAAGTATGGCATTACCAAAATCTACTTGGTATAGTGGAGGAACATTCTATGACCTTCCAACATACTATATGTTAAATCACAAGTTTTATGAAAGATTTAGCAATCGTCCAAAATTTAGTAAGCACACGAATCAAATTGAACCATTTTTATCATATGGTAACTCAAACACAAATGTTAGTTTTAGAGAATTGCATAATAATGCATCAGTAATTACGATTCCTCAGCAATTGATGGGTGAGGGAATCAAACCAAAGAGTGTTCGTGTATTAGATAATATAAGTGATATGACTACTGATATCCGTGATGACGGAGATGGTAATTTATTTGATTTTGCATATTCACAAAGTTATGCAGCTTTTAAATCAAGCTCCTTTACCAACACACCTACGAGTGATGTTAGTTCGAGTTATGTATTAGGAAATGTTTTTTATAAACAAGGTTTAATAGTAATGACAAGTACTGGTTCAAAGTATCTAAATGCATTTACTGGTACAAATAGTGATGGGTATACTTTAAATTATCAAGCCACACATACAATTTATCAACACGAATATATGGTAACTTCACAGGCAGGTCAACATAATGCTACAAGCAATGTAAGTGCAACTTTTGAAAGAAGTGGTAGTTTCCAATTGGGTGAGGGTACAAATCCTGATTCAATTTTCCCACCGAGTGATAATCCACTTGATGGTATTGGGAGTGGTTCATATAATCAAACATACGAAGGAACACAATTTTACGAAAACTTTGTAACACATAGTGAGTTCAGACCGTACATCACAACAATAGGATTATATAATGATGCAGGAGAATTATTAGTGGTTGGTAGAACAGCAAAACCAATAAAAAATGATGACAAAACAGCTATGAGTTTTGTTGTTCGGTTTGATGTTTAATTGGATAGTTTTATATTTATTAGTGTAATTTATCGCTTAATGGGAGAAAACAGATGTTAAAGAAAATTATAATAGGTTTACTTATAACCTCATCTTTGTTGGCTGAAAATGAAATACTTAAATTTTTAAAATATTCAACAGCATATGCTAGTTTTAGTTTAAATGCTCCACGATTTCAAGATGATAGGTTTGCTATCGTTGGTGGATTGAGCACGGGCGACTTGGTGGTGGATAGGACAGAGAGAGATTTAAAACCTGATTTTCAATCATCATTTGGACTGAGAAAGATTGGTAGATTTCAATACGAACCAAAAAGAGGTGTTAAGTCTGCTGGTAAAGGTGGGACTTGGTATGATGGTTCAGAACAGAATGCTAACGAAAGTGCTACATTCGGACCTGTAAAAGGTTGGGAATATTTACTTAAATTGTCTGAAGGTAGACAATGGGGTAACGAATATATCAATCAAGAATATTGGGTACGATACATCGGTGATTGGGCTATGGCTAAAGTTGGTATGACTGATTTAGGATTAGAAGATATTAGTTATATTCACGGAGATTTAAGATTACACCTTACACCAGAAGTACTAAATGATAAACTACATTTTAGTGTAGGTCTAAAACATAGACAACATCCTGTATATGGATTCGATGCTATGGTATTGGACACGACTTGGTATCGTGGTTCATGGTGGGCATTTGCAGAAGATGCCTTCGGTGTTGATGACAATATGTGGTATGATGAATCTATGTTAGAGGGATACGATGAAAATGGTAATCCTATTTGGACTCATGATGAGTTGTTAGAACTTGTAGATGGTGAATGGGTAAAGGTTGAAGGTGATGGTCCTTTTTGGAATGGTCAAGGTGAATATTGGGGACATGATTGGTTGTGGAGAGATGCCAATGGTAAGATATTTGCCTACACAGATAGAGAATATTTCATATACCATTTTCCACAGATGTTAGAGACTTATATAAATGGAAAGAAAAAGAATTTAGGATATCAGAGTGAAACATCCTTGATAATAGGTGTGGATTTTTACCATTACGCAGATAATTGGTGGATACATGGTTGGGGTAATTGGTTACCTGTTCATTACGGACACACCAAATACTCTTATCAGAATGCTTCACTATATAAAAAACATTTAGATGAAGGATATGAACCATATGATTTTGAATATTCTGAACCCAATTGGGCGGATTGGAATGATTATGATATGGGAGCTATATTCGGTGTAAAGGTTAAAGATAATCTTGGAGTATTTGCTGAAGGTAGATATCTGTATTATTGGGAACGACCAGCATACGATATCAAATTAGGAATTAATTATCAATTTATGGGGTTTTAAAATGAAAAAATGGTTTGATATAAAAGAAAAGTACCTTAATCCATTGGTTTGGATTATTTTAATTTTATCTATTAGTTGTGAAGACACACAAGTAGAAGAAACAATAGAACCTTCTATGCAAATGTGGGTAAATGGTGACCCAATAGACCCGTTTACTTACTATGGTTCAATAACAACTTTTGGAAGTAAACAAGTTGGTGAGGATGGTAAGATAAAGAAACTATTGGTTTTTCACTTTCAAAGGGAAGTTGGTAGAGTTTTACCTGAATTAGAACATTATGCTACTATATGGTATGATAAAGATGGTGAGGATAATGATAATTTAATAGATGAAGGTTTGTACTTAAATTACGGAGTTGAAGATACCGTTTATAGGGATAAAACAATAGACTTAGAAATTATAGGTAGTTTTGATTATACAAATTTTGGTCAAGCAGAAATAACAGAAGTTAAAGATAACAAAATCTCAGGTGTGGTCAATGGTCAGTTCTACAATCCATATAGAGATGAATTACAGATAGCATTATTGGTTTTTGATAATATAGAAATCGGAATGGATCCTGAAGGAACATTTTATACAGGTGAATAATATATGAGTGATGGGGTTAAATTAGGTCAGTTGCTATGTGATGCAGATGTTATCACAAAACGACAACTAAGTAAAGCCTTACAAGAACAAGTCAAGGGTCGTAAAGGTACACTTGGTGAGATTCTTGTAGACATGGGTGTTTGCACATTTGAGGACATCACCGATGCTATGATGAATCACTCTTCGGATACCCAAAAACACGAAGAAAAGCACGAAGAGATTCACAAAGAACCCATACCAAAACCAGTAGTTGAATCGAAGCCTGTTGTAGCTCAACCTACCCCACAACCTGTAGTAGAAGAACCAAAAGTAGAAGAACCAATAGAACTTTCGGAAGATAAAGTTATGGGTACAAAGTTTACAATGTCTATTCAGACCATTATTGCACTTGTTAGTGTAATAGCAGCAGGTGTCGGTGGTTACTATATGTTACTATCAGAAATAGAAGAAGCAAAAAATTTACCTGAACCACCATCTATAGAATCTATATTTGGTGATGAGTATCCATCCAAACCAGATGGACATAACTGGCCTCGTTCTTATGAACAATATAAATCACAAGTAGGTGGTTTACAAGAAGATATGGATGCCGTCTATGAAATAATAGATGAGTATGAAGAGGCAATTGAAGATTTAGAAAAACTTGTAGCTAACTTAAGGGTTGAAGTTGCGAGAAAAAAGGACAAGTAGGAGTTACATTATGCGAAATTTGTTAGGATTGATATTATTTTTCTCCATGACATTTGGTCAAGGTGTTAACGATAAGAATTTTAAAGAAAAAATAAATGGTGGAATTGTTGTTGTGGTATTTACAGCAGAATGGCAAGAAACCGAATTTGATGAGAAACTAATCAAAGGTGTTAGTGGATATCAAGATTGTGAAATTTTAAGAGTACAGAGTGAAGAAGCACCAAAGGTTGTTAAGAAACTTAGATTTAGAAACTTTCCATCAATGGCATTATTCTATGATGGTTCTAAAAAGGAAACATGGAAAGCCGATATGGACGGAGAACTTGATTTAAGTAATAAGGAAATCAAGTCGGCAATAGATGATGTATTGGCCGAAGATGTGTTTTAATGTATGAATATCGCAACGATAGCAGGACATCTGGCATTTGGTCTAATAGCATTTTCTTTTTTAGTAAAGGATATTTTATACCTTAGAATCCTATCCATACTAGCAAGTTTATTTTCTGTATTTTATAATTTTTACATCCCCCTTGAACCAATGTGGTTGGCGATAAATTGGAATATTGTTTTTGTACTCGTAAATGTATACCACATAGCAGTTCTTATCTATGAAAAACGACCTGTCCACATGGACGATAAAAACAATGAGTTATATGAAACCCTATTTAAAGATTTAACACCTGTAGAATATTTAAAAATTAGTAAGGCTGCCATTTGGAAAACATTTCAACCTGGTGAATTTGTTACAAGACAAACACACCTTGTACCAGATTTAGTATTGATATACAATGGAACAATAGATGTTGCAGTAGATGGTAATAAAGTAGCTGAATTAAAAGATGGTCAGTTTGTAGGGGAGATGTCATTTTTAACAGAAAAATCAGCAACTGCGACTTGTATAGTCAAACATCCATGTGAGTGTTTAGTTTGGAAACAGAGAGAATTTAAAGAATTATTAAAAAGGAATCCATCTTTATACTTCACACTTCAAACTTTATTAAGTGCACAAGTATCCAATAATCTTGTTAGCAGTAGTAAAAAATGAATAACAGATATTTATATTTAATGGATAAAAAATATGCCAAGTAAAAAGGCCAAATTAAGAAAACAGACCAGACTCAAGAAAAATAAAGAGTTGAAAGAAAAAGGTCGTACAAAAAAACAATACAAAAAGTGGTTGAAAAAACAACAAGGAGAAAGTAATGGGGTTACTAAGTACAATCGCCAAAGGAGCAGGTAGTTTATTAGGTGGTGATACAATAAAAGATGTAGGGAATATCATAGATAACTTACATACTTCAGGAGAAGAAAAGGAAGAAGCCAGACAAAAAATTACACAAATTTTAGCAACAGCCGAACAAGCAGCACAAGCTCAAGTATCTGCTCGTTGGGAAGCTGATATGAAACATGGAAGTTGGTTGAGTAAAAATATCAGACCATTAACATTGGTGTTTTTAACTGCTATATTTACCGTTTTAAGTATATTTGATGGAAACTTAAAAATAGGTGAACAGGCATTTACAATAGGAGCAGCATATGTTCCTGTGTATCAAACATTATTAATGACAGTTTACGCAGCATACTTTGCTGGTCGTTCAATCGAAAAGGTTAAACAAGTAGCAAAATAAGGGGGAATAAAGGTTGAGTGAAAAACAAGAGGCTATTATAAGACAACAAGCACTATTAATGATGTGGAGAAATCAAGGTAAAGAACATATAGTTCAAAGAGTCTATAAACGCTTTAAAAAATGTATAAATAACGGTTAGGAGAGTAAAATGGCTGAATTAAGAAAAGTAGTTAAAGAAGACTACCATATACAAGACCAAAAACATGCTATCAATCAACAATTAGTTGATATCATAAAGTTTAGACAGAACAAGAAATGGTATATTAGTATATCTGTAGTAGCACTTTTCTCTACAATTCTTGCTCTTATGATTTACTTTATGAGTAATGGTGTAGATGTTCAGAGTGGATGGAAAGAAATATTACTACTGATGTTGGGTGGATTCGTTGGTTCATTTGCCAAGGTAATTGACTTTTGGTTCAACAACGCTGAAGATGATGTTAAATTATTAGAACATGCAGATGACTAAACTTAACGAAATACTAAAAAAATTAACTACAGAACAGACACATAAACTTCTTGATAACTTATGTATCGAGTGTGGTTTACCTGTCCACGAAAACTTACGAAAGTGGTTTAAAGATAAATGGGTAAACATCGGTAAGAAGAAAAAAGGTGGTGGACATCCACCATGTGGTTCAAGTGGAAAGAAAAGAGGATATGCTAAATGTGTTCCAAAGTCTAAAGCTGCAGGTATGACAAAGAAACAAAAAGCTAGTGCTACTCGTAGGAAGAGGTCAGCACAAAATAAAGCTGGAAGAGGTGGTAAACAATCTGCAGGACAAGGTAAGAAACCAATTTATGTATCAACCAAACCTAAAAAGTAATGGCTGATTTAATACTACCAAGAGGAGAATTAAAAGTACTTCAAGCTAAAGACAAGGAATACAAGAGAGG